GGGAAGAATGGGGAAGTGCGGAATTTTGCGATTGTGCCGGCAAATTAGATTTTTCTGATATTGAAAGATTGGCGATGCGATCGCTAATAGAGTCGGGGGAAGTATTAATCAGATTAGTGCGTAAAAGCTTTGATGATTCGCCAGTGCCGTTGGCTTTGGAGTTGATTGAATCAGATCAATTGGCCGATGATCAATGGTCCGGCACGGCGGAAAATGGCAATGAGATCAGGATGGGGGTGGAGATTGATAAGTGGGGACGACCCGTCGCTTATCACCTTTACGAAAGGCATCCTGGAGATTTTCAGTTTACCAGTTCGGTCGGACAACGATTAATTAGGGTTCCAGCCAGCGAAATTATTCACCTGTTTATCTGCGATCGACCGGGGCAGACCCGTGGGGTTCCCTGGTTTCATAGTGCCTTGACTACTTTTCGGCACGTTGGGGGTTACACGGAGGCTGAGTTGGTAGCAGCCCGGGCGCAGGCGGCGGTGATGGGGTTTATTACTACGCCGGACACGGATGTTTATGCTCCGGAAGAAATGGCAGGCCAGCGCGTGACCAGTTTGGAGCCGGGGGCGATCGAGGTTTTGAATCCCGGAGAATCTTTCGAGGGATTTGCCCCCACTCGTCCCAATCAGGGGTTTGATGCTTTTATCAGGATGATGCTGCGGGGGGTGGCGGCGGGGATTGGGCTATCCTATGAGGCTTTAAGTCGGGATTTCTCTAATACCAGTTACTCCTCGGCGCGAACGTCTTTGATGGATGAGAGGGATAACTATCGGGTGATTCAGTCGTGGTTAATCCGGCGATTGCACAAAAGAATTTACAAAAAATGGTTAGATTTGGCGGTTTTGTCGGGTTCTTTAAAAATTGGTGATTATGAATTGAACCGGCGATTTTATCAAAAGGCGAAGTTTACGCCCCGAGGGTGGCAGTGGGTTGATCCACAAAATGAAATCGCTGCCAATAAAGAGGGGGTCAAGGCGGGGTTTGTGTCAATCACGAGCGAATTCTTGATCTAGCTAAAGATTTGGGCTTGAGCTTGGATGTCCTGGCAGAAGGGGGTGAGCAGGAGCCTCCCCCTCCGGCAGAGGGCATGACCCCTATCCGTATCATGCCAGAACTAACCCGCACTTTTAGTTCACAACAAAGGGCAAAAAGTTGCAAAAAAGGTATTGCTTGCGGAAATGCCTGTATTGCTAAAAATAGAGTCTGCAAGCAGAATTTACCCCCAATCGCACAGCAACAAGTACCATTAGCAAAAGCTAAAGTTAAAGTTAAAACCACAAAAACAGTTTCAAGTTCCTCTCAATTTTTAACTCCTAAAGCTGGTAGTATTGCCGAGATTGATCCAAGTTTAATTAAAGTAGATCCGAAGCGTTTCCAGTACAAAATTATTGGAGAGCAAACGCAAACGGGGACGGTTGGCAGTTTGTCGGGGGTGAAAACTTACGATCCTAATTTAGCTGGAATTTTACAGGTTTGGGTCGATCCATCGGACGGGGAAACCTATGTGGTCAACGGACATAACCGATTAGATTTGGCTAAAAAACTTGGGGCGACTGCTGTAGCGGTTCGTTATTTGGGGGTAGCTGATGCGAAAGAAGCGCGAGCAGTAGGAGCTTTGACTAATATCGCTGAGGGACGAGGAACCGCTTTAGATGCCGCCAAGTTTATGCGTGACACTGGATTGACCCGTGATGATTTGCAAAAAAAAGGTATTCCAATGCGAGAAAAAGTAGCTACTGAAGGCATGGCATTGGCAAATTTGGAAGATTCTTTATTTAGAAAAGCGATCGATGGCGATTTAACTATTGAAAGAGCGGCAATTATTGGGGGTAGCGGTTTGTCGCCGGATAAGCAAAAAAGTGTTTATGATTTAGCAGAAAAAGAAAAGAAAAAAGTAACTAATGAGGTCTTAAACGAGCTTATAGATACTGTAAAATCTTCTGAGTCTTCGCAAGATTTTCAATTAGATTTATTTGGAGGATCGTCCGTCACTATTAATAATGCAATTGAAAAAGCCTCTTTACAAGCTTCTATTAAACGAAAATTATCAAAAGATAAAAAGCTTTTTGGTACGGTGGGCAAAACTAAAGCCGCTCAACAATTAGCACAGGCTGGGAATACAATTGATGTGGCAAAATCAAAGTCTATCTCTGATGATGCGTCCAAAACTTTGCAGGTATTTGATACGTTGAAAAATTTAAGCGGCCCAATTAGTCAATCGTTAAATACTGCTGCTAATAAGATTCAATCTGGAGGGGATAGAAAAAAAATTGAGTCCGAGTTATACGATGAAATTAAAAACTTAGTTTTGCAAACGGTGAATTAATATGTTAAGTTTAGACTCTAAAAATCGTATTTTAGATGAAGTTGCCTACATGGCTGCAACTGGTAATCTTTTTTTTGTTACCGAGGACGAGGAAGCCGAAACCCAACAAAGAAGTGAAGATTTTATACTAGGAGATTACACCGTGACAAATTTACTTGAATATCGATCTTTACAGAAAATGGGCGTGGATGTCTTTTTTGATATTCTGCCAGGACTGACCCGCACTTTTAGTCCACGAAAAAGGGCAAAAAATTGCAAAAAAGGCATTGCTTGTGGGAATACCTGTATTGCTAAGAATAGAGTCTGCAAACAGAATTTATCCCCAGCAGTAGCAACGCAAGTACCACCAGCTAAAGCGAAAACTAAAAAAGCGGCGGGGGGTGCGACTACTGCCCCGGCTGCTCCTGCTGCATCGTCAGCACCCGCACCCGCATCTCCGGCTACTCCTCAAACAACAGTCTCAAAGGGGGCTGATCCAAATTTACAAAAAACTTTAGATACCTACCAAAAAGAAGCAAAAAAAGCTCAATATTCTCTTGTTGTGCCTAATTCAATTGGTGATACTGTGCTTAAAGCTTCGGAAGCTAGTTGGGCAGCAATCAAGAAAGCTAATAAAGCTGGTAAAGATGTGGTTTTTTTGAAAGATGAGAAAGGGGAAGTAATAGCGGCGGCTTCTTTAAAAGAAGAAACTAAAGGGGGTGTGACTACTACTTATATTGATTCGCTTGCTGTACGCCCTAGAAATCTACCAATGTTCAACCCGGACAAACCTGGAGCGGGCAAAGAACTGTTAGATCAAATTGTTGCAGAGGCTCATTCTCAAGGCAAAAATGCGGCGGTAAACGGATTTAAGTCACCTGGATTGATTGATTTTTTTGAAAATGCAGGTTTTTCTGATTCGGGAAAAGTTGATAAAGATTCTATGCCAATTTATGTCAACGAAGCATCAAATAAAAAAGCCACTTCTAAAACTGATCCCGCACCCGCACCCGCAGCTCCGACTCCTGAATTTGTGCCTAAAGGCATTTACACTCAAGCCGAGTATAATTCGCTAGATACGGAGCATAAAAAACGACTTTTTAGAATTGCGGCAGGGCTAGAAGACGATCGCCCTCTAAGCGAACAAAAAAGCGGTGATAGAACTTTGTTGTATTTCAATAAAACAAAAGCTCAACAAGCAAAAGTATTTAATCTTCTTGATGATAATCCAAATTTAACTAAAGCAGAAGCCGACGCAGTTGCTCACTGGATTAACCATGAATATAAAACTGTAAATAAATCAATTTATGCCCCAAACTCTCTTTCGCCTAAAGATAAAAAAATAGGCGAAGCGGGTGCAATCCGAACCAGTCAAGCACTTCGGAAAATGCCGCCAGTCACAAGTAAAGAAATTAGAAAAATAGCAAAAGAGCTGCCTGATCTTGATGCTTTTTTGGCTCCTTACGAACAGGCGCAAAAATCTGGTAAACCCCATCTTGAGCCAACGGTTTTTGCTACCACTGCTAAAAATAATCTTGATCATTTTCAAAGTGGCGCACAAGTAACTTTTGTGATTAAAGCCAAATTAGACGGAACTGGATCAGGGCGAACTGTGGATCAGTACAAAAATGAAGCCTGGGAAGGAGAAGTCCTTTACCCCAGTTTTACTGGTTTTAAGGTGAATAAAATTACTAGGCAACAGGGAGAACCTGCTATTATAGAAATGGAGGAACTTTAAGGGAAAAATATGGATCCACGTTTAGAAAAATCGGTTAAGAGCTTGTTTAGAGGATTGGTTGCTGGGGATGGCGATGTTTATTCGCGGATGGCTTCGAGTCATGAGGGGGCTACCGCGCCTTATCCTGAGCCTTTAGCGGGAATTGTCAATGCTATTAAAGCAGATTTTGATCGGGGCAAATTTTCCGATTTAGCAACGCGGGCTGATTATGCAGAGGCAATAGTCCCTTATTTTGAAAGTTTCGCTTTGTTATATAATCCTGATGATTTTGAATTAGAAGAGGATGAAGCTGAAGATGAATGAAGCACAAAAAGCCGTATTACCTATAATTGAATCGGTTTACACCGATGGAGTCGATGCCATTGGTGAGCCGTCTTTATCTGATGATGAAAGGTTTATCATTGTCCAATTTCAGGACGGAGAAAAGCTTTTAGAGGCTAAAATTAGTGATACGGATATCGAGATTAAGATGCTTAATCCAGAAGATGAAGAAAACAGAAATTTAGAAGACGAAAGGCAAAAAAAAAATGCACTACCGGTAAACCCTGCGGAAATACTTGTATAGCCAAACATAAAGAATGTAAAGCAGGCAAAGATCGTTCTGCGGAAGTCCAAGATTTTCTTGGAAAGGCAAAATATTTTGCCGCAAATGCAAAATCTTTAGACCAAGCAGAATTATCTGGCTATAATCGACGGGCCTGGAGAATAGTAGCGGAAAAAATGGAGTCTGGCGCAGTAACATTTTTAGATGATGATGCGGGGCAAACTATTGGCGCGGTAGTAACCAAGACCAATACCAGCGGACAATTGGAAATAGAAGCCTTGGCATGGCGGCCAACGGGTGACAGTAAAGAAGCCGTGGATCGCGCAACTCAGTTAGCTGAATTTATAAAAGAATCCGAGCCAAATATTAAAGGAAAAATTACAATTAAAGAACTTGCTTCTATTTATGACGAGGTTGAAATTGATTACGATGTTAACCCTTTTAGAAGGCCAAGTGAATCTCCCCGCGCTGATTTTAAACATTTAATTAATGAAGGCAAGGAGGCTTTAAAGAAAGTTTTTGATGGCGAGTCTGTTTTAAAAGTGGAAAAATCAATTGAGAAATTAAGAGATGAGGCAAGTGTTTTGACTAAGGAAATTAGAAAAACTAAGGGAGAAGAAAAAAAGCTTTTAAAAGAAAAAGAAAAACAATTAATTGCCGATATTGACAAATTATCGGTCTTGGTTGATTCTGAGTTTAGTAAAGCGCTTAATTTTTTGAAAAAAGATGCTGATTCAGGTAAAATCAAAGAATTGGTAGATAGCTTGAATTTTGAAGGCTTATTTACCGATGCCGTTAGTGATTACAAAAAATATGCAGGGGAAGTATTGGCCTTGATTGGTCAAAACCGACTACCTGCGAGGCTTCACACTTTTAAAATCACAGAAAGCGGGCGAGCTTATGCCGAGCTTGCAACAAGGACTATCGCAATGAATAATTATAGCAATGATTCAATAAGCTCCTGGGCTAAAGAGAAAAACAAAGTAACTCTCTTTCACGAGATGGGGCATTTTGTGGAATATGATGATCGTGCTTTAATCATAGCCACAAAAGACTGGATTAAATCTCGTGCCACGGGAAACCCTGAAAAGCTAAGTAAACTAGCCAATAATTCAGGGTATGGCACTGACGAGGAAGCTTATCCCGATAAATTTGCTGATCCCTACGTTGGGAAGATTTATACTTTCGACGCAAGTGAGGTAATTTCAATGGGAGTACAATACTTAAGTAGTCCTAGTGAGGCTAGAAAATTTTTCGCTAAAGACCCAGAACACTTTCACTTAACAGTAGGAACTCTTATAACTGGAAGAAAAAACCAATGAAAATTATTCTTGAATATCTTGGAGAAATAGTTCGGATTGAAACTCCTGATAACGATCCTAATTCTTGGCATATTCCTAAAATTACTGTGCCAGAGGATTTGCAAGACTTGTTTAATCTTGATTTAAAAAACGTCCTGTTTCATGGGCATTATGGCCATTCGGTTGACATAAGAGGCGAATGCTCTAACCTTGACTTGCAAGCTTGTTTTCGTGTGCCAGATCATGAAAAAGCAACATTTCCTTTTAAGTTGATTTCGAGCGAACCTCAAATTTTTGCAGATACTAACTTTCCACCCCCAGGAGCGGTGTCGTAATGAAAACTATAGAAATTCCCAAATCGCTAACCCGTTCATCCTATTTATTACCGCTCTCGCTTCGCGAGCGTTCCCCCTTTGAAGAAACGGGTGATAATACTATTTTTAGTTTTTCCTCTGAATACCCAGTAGATCGGGGGTGGGGGGTGGAGATTTTAGACCACGCTCCCAGTTCGGTCGATTTATCACGAATGGACACGGCCAATCTGCTGTTAAATCACGATCGCTCGATTATTTTGGGAGCGATCAAACGTGCTTGGATTGATCCAATGCAAAAAAAGGGTTACTGCAAAATTCGATGGTCAAATCGCCCGGAGGTGCAAGGCTATAAAGAGGACGTAGCTAACGGCATTATCAGGAATGTCTCTTTTGGGTACAACGTCTTGAAAACAGTACCTTTAAGCGACAAGGGTAGTTATCGAGTTACCCAGTGGCAACCCTTTGAGGTGTCGTTAGTATCCGTTCCGGCTGATTATACGGGAAAGAATTTTGGGAATTCAGGAATTGGTGAGAAGCTATGGATTTCCAGAATTAGGCCAACGAGCAATTAAGGAAGATATGGATATCGAAGACGCTCGATCGCTTTATCTAGCTCGTTTGGGTGAGCAAATGAATCCAGTGGCGGGCGCTGTCAATCCTTTAAATTTATCGACAAAAGAAAGTAAGTCTTATTCGATTTTGCGGGCGATGAATGCTTGTCTTACCAATGATTGGAGTAAAGCCGGTTTTGAGCGGGAATGCTCTAGAGAAATCGCCAATCGGTCCGGGAAAGAAACGGCGGGTTTTTTTCTGCCAGTGCGGGATCTTCAGATAGAAAATTACCGCGCCACATACCAAGTGGGTACGCCAGCCACGGGCGGCAACTTGGTAGAAACCAATTTGCTTTCAGAAAATTTTATTGATATTTTGCGAAATAAATTGGTTATTCGATCGCTTGGAGCCACTGTTCTTTCTGGATTACAGGGAAATGTAGATATTCCAGGGCGGGCTTCGTCAAGCCAACTTTATTGGGTGGGGGAGAGTCAAGCTGGGACTCAATCCGAGGGAACTTTTCGGCAAGTACCTCTCCGTCCCAAATCAGCCATGGCATACTCGATGATGTCCCGGCTGACGCTTTTGCAGAGTTCGCTAGACATGGAACAATTAGTCCGCGATGAATTCGTGAGAATTATGGCGCTCGGAATTGATAAAGTGGCGATTGCCGGAACCGGGACTAATAATGAGCCAAGAGGGATTTTGAATCTAGCTGGCATTGGTACGGTGCCACTAGGGACTAATGGAGGAGCGCCGACTTATTCCAGCATTATCGCTCTGATGCGCGAGCTAGAAATAGATAACGCTGATATAGGGGCGCTTAATTGGCTGACTAATCCTCTTGTTAAGAGCAGGCTGATGCTCACTCCCAAGCAAGCGTCTGGGGTAGAGGGTAATTTTATCTTGCCTGAGCCTGGGCGATCCTTAATGGGTTATCAGTTAGCGTGTACTAATCAAGTGCCAGGCGATTTAACCAAAGGAACTGGGACAAACCTTTCGGCTTTAATCTTCGGCAATTTTAATGATCTAATAATTGGGGAATGGGGATCAGTGGAAATATTGGTCAATCCCTACGGTGCGGGTTTTACTTCGGGAGATGTAGCAATTAGGATTATGCAAACCATTGACATTGCTTTCCGGCAGGTGGTTTCATTTGCCGCAATTACCGACATGATCACTACTTTACCTTAAGTCTATGAAAGTTAAAGTCCGTGAGTTTTTTAATGTCAAATTGGGCGATAAAATTTACAACTCGGGGGAAGAAATTGACGTTACTCCGAACGAATTGGAGCTTATCGCTCATCAGGTGGAATTAGTTAATAATCGCAGGGAGAAAAAAGATGGCGACCTACAGAGTTAAGTATGGGCGAACGATTTACCACGAAAATCAACAATATAATGGGGGGGACACTTTAGAACTGCCAACGGAATTAGCTTTGCATCATGCGGCCAACATTGAGGTGTATAGGCCTCAAGATGTGTCTTCTTTTGATGATGATCCTGCTCCTCAAGAAGCAATTAGCGATGCTGAACGAGAATCTTGATACTTTTCTTGACCTTGATCATTTTGCCGTTACCGCTACTCTTAATGGGGTGGCGGTAAAGGTGATTTTTGATAATACTTTTGCCGCTTTTGAACTAGGGGCAGAAGGGCGATCTATTACGGCTTTCGGTAAATCTAGTGATTTGATTAATTGTTCCCACGGAGACGGAATTGAGGTAAACGGTATTGATTATGTAGTGGTAGGCGTGCAACCCCAGGGCGACGGCGCTTTTACTTTATTGATTTTAAAGCAGTAATGAAAACTCTAGAAATACTGACAAAAATCGGCGAAAGACTGGCAGAGATTACTATCGCTAACGGATATTCTACCGATTTGGGTGAAGTAGTTACTTATTTTGAGGATATTGATTCTGAGTACAACAAAGAAGGATTTAATTACCGTGATGTTGATAGCGAGTTTTTTGCGCTTAAAAATAACTATCACGAGGCTGTGATGCCAGTGGAAATAGACGCAATCCTTTTTGGTGAAAATGTTCTTGAGCTAGGGTGCCGAGCGACCAGTGATATTTTAAGGGCGATTGCAATTGATCCCACTTGGTCTGGGTGTGCGATCGATACCGTTCTCAGGGAAAGATTCAAAGCTGTAGAAACAAAAGGCAGAAAAGCAATAAAAGTGGGGGTAACGATTGATATTGTCTATCGTTTTCCAAAATGGTTTATTTAGCCAAGTTTGAAAGTAAAATATAAAAAATTCTCCGTGGGGAATTCCCCAGTGATACTAATGGCTGTAGATAGCAGATATTTTATTGGGCAAGGCGAAGTTTACGCAGGCGTGCGAAGCTGTGCCGGAGTCGTAACAAATGGGCTTCGGTATCTAGGCAATTGCCCAGAACTGCGAATAATGCACAATATAGATTACATTACTCACAACGAAAGCACGACAGGGCAAAGGAATAAAGATTTAGAGCTACCGCGAACAAAAGAAGTTATGGCGCAAATCACAATGGAGTCGTGGGATTTAGATAATTTAGCTTTGCTTCTTTTTGGCACGGCTAATAAAATTACAGGGGCGACAGTTACTAACGAAACCGTGCGTTGTCCAGGTGCTAAAGGTTCGTGGGTTCCATTAGCAAATATTAATTTAACCAGTTTCACAAGTTTAGGAAGCTTAATTAAAGATACGGATTATACCGTAGATTTAAAAGCTGGCATGATCTACTTTACGCCCACTGGAGCAGCAACGATTAATACTGATTATGCGGCTTCTTATACTTTTGGTAATAGCGAAAAAATAATTGCTTTAAATCAAAATCCACAAGAGTATTGGCT